AAAGAATTCAAAAAGAAGTCTGTTATAAGACGTGAGCAAATAAAGAAAGCTCAATATATTCAATCAGTAAAAGATAAGGAACAATTATAAAGATTCCAATAATTGTTTCATTTTTACAAACTCAATTCTACCACTAACCTCTTTTTCTACTTTATTGATAGTTTCTTGAATTTTGTTTTTAACTTCAGAATCCTCAACAGTGTTTTTCATCTCTTGTAGTTTCTCGATAGTTTTTTCTTTAAGACCATTGAAATCCTCATTCAAACTTGTTTCATCCTTAGACAATAATTCAACGAATTCTTTTCTTTCACTTTCAGATAAAGTTTCAACGAATGATTCAATTTGTTTGTTTGCAACCTGTACCATTGTAGATAATGGTAATCTAACACCTTCAAAAATTGTTTTCTGTTTTTGAAGTGATTCAGATAATTTCTTTTTAGAATCAACCACTTTTTTTAAGTCGGCACTGTATACTAAGTTATCAATATCAGAATAATCATTCTCACAAACAACATTTTTAATCCACTTATCAATTTCAGTAAAATTGTTATTTTTATGTGAATTAATAATCCTTACACCTTCATTGACATACTCAATAGAGTCTTCTTTAGATAATCCCAAATTTTGAGATAAATCAGAATAAATTGAATAAATTTTAGAAAAACTTTTATTCTCCAACACTAATTTAGAGAATGTTTTTATTTCTTTTTTAATTGAATCTTGTGTGTACGACTCAACTAATTTCTTATTGATTCTTGATATAATGTTACCTAAAGTCATAGTATTTTATTTTATAAATATTATGACCTTAGTATATTTCTCAATTCTTTTTCCATATCACCCAAAGATTGACTTCCTTTTGATAAATCTAAATAATTTTTACCTTTGATTAAATCATTCTCAATTAATATATTCAAGTCAAGTTTTTGAGATTCAGGTTGTACCTCAGGTGCGGGTATTTCAGGAACACCACCTATTTCAGGTGCTGGCGGTGCTTCTTCACCACCCAACGGTGCTTCAGGTTCTATTGATGGTTCAGGTAATCCACCACCACCAAAGTCACCACCAACATCCATTGTTGATGAATCAGGAGTTGTCGTACCTGATGCTCCACCACCATATAATTTGTCAATATTGTCAAACACACCTGTTTTTCTAATAACCTCAGCTGTTGTTTGTAATTCAGCTGAAACTGCCTTTTCAATCCTTTGTTGTTGTAAATCCAATCTAATTTCTTCATCAGAGAAACCAAGAATATGTTTCTTAGCCCATGTAGATGATACAGGTTGAATTCCGTTACCAGGGTCAGAAACTGCATCTCTATACAATTGGATTTTTTCTTTCCAAATGTCAATTTTTAACAAGTCGGCCTGCGTTGATGGGTTTGAAAGACCTAAAGTAAAGTTTGATAACTCATCTTCAAAACCTAACAAAAACAAATGTATTATAGCAATTTTGTTAAGTTCTTGAATCATCGACTTTTGAATTCTGTTGATAGTTCTTGCAAATCTTATATCCTGTAATGAAAGATTTTTACCATCACCAACAACTTCTTCAAAACCTAAGAAAGTTTTTGGTACTCTAAGTGCAGTCAATAACTTCTTTTGAATATACTCAATATCGGCAATCTCAGATAAGTTTGTTGCACCTGGTAATGTTTCAATTGGACTTGGTGCTGCTGGGTCACGAACAGGAATAAAATAATCTTGGTCAACAGCCATTTGGTTGAATCTCAAATCTACGTTTCCTGTTGCGTTATCAACAACTTGGTCTCTTTTGAACTTATTGGCAACTCTTTGTACATATGGTTCAACATCTTGGTCGTCCATGTTACCAACAAAGACTTTGAATACTCTTCTTTCAGGTGCACGCGATGTACGATAAATCAACATCGCGTCTTCTGATAATAATAATTGTTTCCAAATACGTCTGGCTTTTTCTAACATAGAAGTACCGTATGGTAACTTTCTATCATCACCCAATAATCTAAAGTGAGCTATTTCCCATGAATTAAACTCCATGTTTTTATCTTTCCACTTAAATTTCATTGGTTTAGATTCGGTAATATCTGACGTTGTGGCGTTGAGTTGTCTGTCACCCAACATACCACCTTCAACACGTTCAATTGAAATGTTTGGTAATTGGAAACAACCAACAACACCCTTCTCAGGGTCCAACTTCAAATAAACAAAGTTATCACCAAATTTACACGTGTTACGTGTCCACATCGGTAAATTAGTATTTACATCCAACTTATTGTTGAATAAGTCCGCTAAAATACTTTTTATTCTTTTTGATTCAGAATAAATCTGTAACATGAAACCATTTTGGTCTGGTGTTGTAGATTCTTCGGCATATATGTCCAACGCTGCAGATATCTCAGGAGTATACTCCATTGATTCATAATCATAGAAACTAGCAAGTCTTGTTGGTTCATAATAAACAGCTTGGGTATATAAGTTGTTTTCAATTTTAGCCCAATTAGACGCCAAATAATACGTCTGTTGTGCTTGTAATTTTTCTTTTTCGTAGGCAGCTTTATCCTGTGTGCGTAGTAGTTCTTGCTTATCAAACTTATACGTAGGATAATCCTGTCCTAATAATGAATTAGGACCAAAGGTTTGTGATAATCGTTGCCAAACTGTTTGTTTTTCCGACATAACGTAATTCTAATCAAGTATTCAATTATATAAATACCTCATTTTCCAAATAACCATGAATGTTTCATATATTCTTCCTTTGATATTTGATTTTGTCTCATAGAATCCGCAGGATTCAACGGAAGTACTGGATTTAGGTATTGTGAGATAGATTTATTAGTATTGTTTGTATTCACTTGCCAAGAGTCCAACAATACTTTTGTTTGTTCAGTTACCCTCTCTAACTTAGAGAATGAATTCTGACCAACATATATTGCCATTGCTAAAGACATAATCAAATCGTCGTGATGTCCTTTTTGGTGGTCAGGTCTTCCATTCAAATAAATGAACGTATTCATTTCGTTCATTAAACGGTTACTATAAATCTTGAATCCGTGTCTTAGTTGTTCTTCTAATTCGGCAATAATTTGAACTCGTTTATTATTAAAGTTCAATCCGGGAATTTTGTCTTGAGCTTTAGGGTCATACTTCCACATATTACCGTGGTCCACCCCATCTATATATAAATTTTTATATCCAAGTTCTTGCATCTTTCTTGAGGTATTCACACCCATTCCACCCGTGATATCAATAACAACAAAACACGAATACATATTCGCCCATTTATATGCAATTTCAGCCAAAGTATCTGGTGGTATTTTTCCAACATACTCGGCAACTTGTTCTCTTGTATCAAAGTCAACAATTTCAAATGATGAAAAGTCTTCAGAGTCACCACGAGAAACGTCTACACCCATAATGTATTTGTGACCAATTTCAGGCTCTTTCCAAATCCATAAAGAGTTTCCAATCATCTTGGCTTGTGGTTCACACAACATATTCTCTTTGATAGAGTGAAGTAGGTTTGAGTCAAATACGTTATCACCCGAACCCAAGAAATTACATTCCAATTCCTGAGAAACTTTTCGTTTGTCGTACTTCAACTTTTTTACCATCGCCTCAAACCATGAAGAACACGGTTTGTATCCCCCATCCATGAGTTTCCTAATTAGTTTGAAATCTCTATCTCTTGGACTCTTATCTGATAGGTCAATAATATCGTCCTCAGTATATTCCTCTTTGTTCAATAGATAGTGAATCATATCATCCGTTTTTATCAAAAATAAATCTTTAGTATAACGGGGGTCTCTGTACCAATACATCTCGGTCACCTTGAAAGTGTTCATACCTCTTAGAGCTTGGTCGTAGATTTCGTAATAAATTCTATCGTAACCGTTTGGTGTTGAGATAACTATAACTTTACCACCAGTAGATAGTGACGCCATACAGGCAGCCCAGAAATCTTCATCGGCATCAATATAAGCAGCCTCGTCAAATATAAGTGTGGTTGGGGTATAACCACGAAGTGCATCTTTTGATGTTGCGACCGCTTTTACCTCACACCCATTACTCATTTTGAAGTGTCTTGCTGCGTTTTTTTCAGGTGTAAAGTCGATACCAACCCATGATGGCCATTGACCTAAAAACCCACGGATTTTATTTGCAAATTCAACTGCGGTATCTAATTTGTTTGCAATGATAAGAACCTTCTCAGGTTTATTCTTATTGGCAAATGCAATCTTTTTTGACGCCCATGCTGCGGTTACAGTTGATACACCCGCCTGACGATACTTCAATGCAATATTTTCATTGTAAGTATCATAATCCATCACCAAGGTATTTTGGTCTTCAAATAAGTCTAATGGAACATATTTGGATTGTGTATTGTCGTACGTTTGCAAATACGAACGCATTGCGTACGGAGTGTTTTTCATACACTTCGCATATTCTAACAGTACTTGTTCTTTTGTAATTGACATAAAAAAAACCCTATAACAATAAGTATAGGGTTAGTTGTTTATTAGATATCGATACCTAAATCACTCAAGAATGATAAATCCGGACCGTCGTCCTCATCATCATCTTTATACATTTTTTGTTCGTATTCCTCTTCTTGTAATTGTTTTACAATCTCATCGACCATTCTTTGTAGAATTTGTTTTCCTTTTGGGTTACCAGATAAAATTGCTCTTGTTAGAGTTTTGAACTCTTCCATTGAAAGTCTTGAGAATTTTGTGAATAGGTACGATTGAATTAGTTTCATATCATCCTCAAATAACTCATCAGGATATGCTTCAATGAACTTCTCCCAAAATACAGGTCCAAATCTCAAATCCCATATCTCTGCTTTCAATGTGTCGGCTTGACCAACAACCAATTTGGTTTTTTCAGGGTCAGTTGGAAGTCCGCTGGCACCCAACAACTCCATAACACCTTTGATTAATTCGTGTACTAATGCAGGAAAGAACGCCGCTCTTGCAATAACTGTTGGTGGGTCAGTCTCAATATTAATTTCTTCAGAACCTGCCAATCCTGTTGCCGACATTTGTGACAACATTTGCTCGTCAGGAAACATCCAATATAACAAGTCGTTTACTGACATCATAACACCATACAAATTCATTAAGTTAGGGTTGATAGCTTCCAACTCGTCAGGAAGTAACTCAAACATGTAGTGTCCTTTTTTAGACGAGCCTTGAATCAACGCATTTATTACACGTCTTTTAGCAACTTCATCATTGAACTTTTCAAATACATCAACGAATTGTTCTAAATCATTTTCAGCTTCTTCAGGACTTACATTTGAAAATGTTTTTTCAATCTCCTCCTCATCGTATTTCTCAGGATTCAGACTCATCTTAGATGTATCTATAGAACCTGGTGACACTAATTTGGCATCAAACTGAACCATATCTGGTGTAATACCAAATTCTTTCATTACCAAATCAATGGCTAAATTCTCCAAATATTCTTTATTATTTCTTTCAATAGACACAACTTGTTGATAAGCACTCATCATAGACATAGTCAACATCTGTAATTGATTAGACATAGGTCTAATATTTGAAGCACCTGTATAACGATTAACTTTTCTAACTACGTCATTAAATCTTTTTGTCGCAACAATTTTTTCAAATCTGTCAGGTAATCCATCTCTATCTCTATCAGGTAGAGCAGGGTTTTCTTTATATGGTGTATCACCACGTTCAATTTTGGCTCTCAAAGATGGGTCCATTTCGCTACCATCATCACCTGACTGTTCGGAAAGATTCTTTTTTTTCTCTTTCAACGCCTCAACTAACATGGTTGACATAATTTTTTCTATTTTTTTATTTCTCTCCATTTTTGAAAATATTTTTAAACTTAAGGAATTCAGGTAGTTTTGCCTTTGGCTTAGGTTGTTGACCTGGTTGTGGTTTGAAGGGATTAGACTTACCAGGCTTTGTAGTAGGTTTTGTCTTAGTTCTATCGGGTGCAGTTTTAGTATCACCCGCCTTTGGTTTAGGTTGTTGACCTGGTTGTGGTTTGAAGGGATTAGACTTACCTGGCTTTGTGGTAGGCTTTGTCTTAGTTCTATCAGGAGCTGTTTTGGTGTCGTTTTCCAAAATATCTTTCTTACTCATCTTCTTTGGTAGGTGTTTGTCCAACAAAGATAGTATATTTTCTTGGATAAACCTAATACTTTCTTCATTAACTTTCTCAGGTAGTTTCTTAAAACCTCCTTTCTTTTCAGTATCTTTGGTAAATTCTTTGGCGTATTTTTTGAACTTCTCACCTTTCTTACCAGGTTTGTCAGCCATTGCGTAAAAATATCTTGCTTGAGCTTTAGATGCAAATTTTTCTTTTATTTCACTTTCAGTCTGACCTTCTTCACTATGAGCCGTACTTTTAGGGTTAGAATCATCATCCATACCGTCATCACCCATTGATTGGTGTTTATCTTGCGAAATACCTGTCAAGTCAAAATCAATGTCGGCCGCGACATCGTCTTCGCTCATTTCTTTTGACAAATTTTCAAGTTCACCTTTTAAGTCTTGAATTGCACCAGTTGTTTGATTTATTTGAGTGTTTATTGTCTCTAAAGAATCACCTATTTTAGTTTGTTCCAACACAATTAGTTTTTTGTAGAGAGTATTTATTTCACTCTCAGACAAATTGGAAACCGTCTTGGATTTTAGACCAAACTCAATCAATGCCAACGCTTTTGTATTAATTTTCATAAACCACCTTTTTTTCTTTTTCAAACTCGAGTATTAGGTCTCTTTCGTACAATTTTTCTTTTACAACTTTTTCATCATCCCCAAATCTAAACACAACTCTACTTTCTTTTTCGTTGTATTCATCAATTTCCCAGGCTAACGCTATGATATCATCAGTAGCATCTAAAACTGAAAAAAAGTCGGAGTTTTGTACTAATTCGAATTCGACTTTAGTATTTTTCAAAACTCCAACTTTCGCTATATGTTCTAAGTCGGGTGGTAATGGTTTACCGTGAGCCGGTTTTGATTCCCAATTCTCACCCCACACATCTTTCAAATTATCGTCAGAAAATATAAACTCATAGATATTATCTCCCTTGTAATTGGGACCTAATCCGTTTACATAAACTAAACGACTCATAGTACCAAACCTTCAGGTGAAATTTTTACCTGTTTATTGTTTGATTCAAATACTAAGTTATTTTTGTTTGTCTTACCCAAAAATTTTGTTGATGCATTTTCTGAAATATACTTTTCAGATGCAAGTTCTTGTTCGTAAGTCTCACACATAGACTTAATATTTTCCATTCTCTTAGAAGTTACTTTCTTTTGAATACTCTTTTCTTCATTCAATCTTTTTTCAGTTGCAGAAACTTCAAAGTATTTTGAAAGTACTCGTTCAACTTTAGACTCGGAGAAAATACTATCAACAATATCTTTTACATGAGCATTTGTCTCATCTTCGAAGAATTCACCTAAACTACTAACAGCATCTTTTGCTTTTGAAAGTTTAGAAATCTTGTGATACTTTTCTTCCATTTCCATGTCACCAAATCCAAGTGGTCCTTCAATTTCATCACCGATTGAAATTTCTTCTTCACCACCAACTTCAGGTTCCATATCTAAAGATACTTCTGTACCCTCTTCTTCAGGTTCAAACTTTGAAGTGATTTCTTCTTTGTCTTCGTCTGTAAGAATATCCAAATTGATAGCTGAGATAACCATGTTTAAAACATATTTAGATTGTTCAGCATCAAGTCCTT